AAATGTAATTCTTATTTGTGTTTGAAATTTACCTTCTGGGCTAGATGTTAAAACTTCTGGTCCAATAGGTGAATCAAAAATAACATTTGAAACTGTAATCTTATTGTATAAGTCCCTAAGCCTTTTGCAAATAGTGTAGTTTGTTCCAGCCCCGATACCCTCTTCTGTAAAAACATTTAGAGTGACCAACCCTGCAACAACATTAACTCCTCTTGCTAAATACGATCCTGACCCGAAACTGGTTTGACACTGAACAAAAGTATCTTCTGTTGTTGAATCAAATGGTTGATTGTTAAATACAACAGATATAGCAGGACTGCTTGCTAATTCTGTTGCAACTCTAGCTTCTATTGTTTGTCTGACTGTGTTTAAATCTAATGCAGCCATTATTTACTCCTAATAATTCTTCTCAATTCAGCAGGTATATATTGTGTAGTTAGTTGCTTGGCTTGCAATTCTGGAAAACCTTTTATCGTTTGTTGTCTTGTCCTATATCTACCTTGCCAACTAGGAGGTAAAGAAGTTCCATAAATGACAGGTTCAGCATACTCTACAGAATTTATAATAGTACCTTTAAATTTTTGTATATCTGTTTGCCAGCCATTTCTTAAATTACCGCTTACTACAGGTGTTGCTTTTTTTGATAATTCTGTCCAACGCAAAGTAGTTTTTTTTACAAGTTCTTGTACCGCCTCGGCCATAACATCGTCAATTTGATCTAACCTAATTTGTCTTACCATTATGACCTCACTAATAATTCAAAAGTAATAGCAGTATTGTTTTGCTCATTTGTTACAACAGAAATAATTTTATAAACAACCGAACTAACTAAAACTTTATCTTTTGGTGTAGGTGTAAATGTAAGATCACTTGCAGCTATGGTTATTTTTTTATCTTGTGCTTGAATTTGGTCGTTTACTTCAGCATTATTTACATTTTCTATTGTTCCTTTGACTACAGTGTCGCTATTACTTTCACTTACTACTCCTGTCGTTGTGTTATATGAACCATTAGTTATTTGTCTAATAGTTATATTTCCACCAAGTTTATTTAAACCTTTGCTGGCAACTTTTCTAAGTGATGATGAGATACCCATTAGACTAAATATGCGATTACGGTTCCGCTATCTAATTTAACGCTAGTAATAACTCCTTCTATAGCGGTATTACTTTTAAATTGTAGGCCGGTAAGATCGCCTGATATGTTTTCAGCGACTAAAGTATTAATAACAGAATCTTGCAAAGCTTTAATACAACCAAACCGACCCGTATGAGCGGCTGTATCATTTATAATCTTTGCGGCTGGATAGTAGCTCATGTTTAACTCCTTTTAATTGCTATGTTACTAGGACCGCTAATTCTTAATCCGGTAAAATACCTTTCGAATAACGGCGGTACTCTATCGGCACCGACCGCACCATAAAAATTAGGCTCTACGTCTAGGTTACCAAGTTTTACTTTTTTGTAATCCTCTAGACCCGATAATCCTAACCCATCTCTGTTGTTGTTTAAATAAACCGCTAATATAACTTGAGCTTTTTTAACTTGTTCCGGTATTTCATCTTCCGCAAAATAATCTGTAGAAATACGAAAAGGAAATCCGACCGAGTAAGTATTAATATAAGTATCAGGTTTTCTTACCCCCTGACGTGGCCATTGTAATGCTTGCGTATTAGTAACTCTAGCTCCAATAAATCTTTCGCGGTCAATTCTTATAGTAGAGGTATATAACGCTCTATTTTTATTATCGGTATTCGACCCATCCCAAGCCGAAACATCATCATCAAGTATTAAGCCTTCGACAATAGCGTTGGCCTCAGATAAAGTGACGTAACTATTTGCCGACGCGTTGCCTACCGTCGCGTTTATCGTGATTGCCATTTTTTACTTTAGATTTAGTTTTTACTTTTTTTATAAGAGGTTTAGAAGCCACCGTTCTAGCGGCTTCTTGTTCCCTCATACGCCTAAAGGCGAACATACCCATTAACTTGACGATGCTTTAGATACAACAAAGTTAATTACGATAGCTTCGGATAAAGCTCCCCCAGATACGTTTGAAATCGAAATCTTGAAAGAACCCGCCGCTACAGCACTAACCGTAGCTAAGTAAGCTCCCGCAGTTCCGCCTGATGCAATAGCAATTTGTGGAACGTCGGTTGCAGTTACCTTATCGTTATTAACTTGGAAAGTAACTTCCGCAGCATCAGCTAAAGCCGCGTTATTAGTAGTAATAACACCGGACTCTGTGTTTAGAGTGACAGCCGTAGATTTGTTAGTAGCTTGAGTTACGGACCCACCGTTAGTAGGACCGATAAGCTTACCGGCTGTAGCTTCGAAAATAGATGGCATAATAAATTACCTCTAATCTTGTGTGGAAACGTTAGTCGCCCTAACGATACCAATATTTTTTGTCTCGTAAACTTTCGACCAGTTAGCTACGGTTCCTAATTGAGTTCTAGTGGGGTTAACAGTTGTAACGGCCCATTTAGAACCAACGGGGTGATAACAATAATGAAGGTCAACCGCCATAGCGTCTGATTTAGCCAGAATATCTCTGTCTGTTTCAGTAGTTAGGCCGGCCTGTTCTCCACTAGCGACTGCACCTTGCGTAAAGAAATAAGTGCTGTATTCCGTAGATGCTCCACTACCAGTAGTAGAAACGTCGTCGGAAACAATTACTCTGAGTCCGCAATAAGTAGGTACAGTACCGTCGCCACCGTAAGCCGGTGCGATAGTTCCACCACTAGCTGTAGCTGAACCGCCGTTACCGTCGGAAGCTAAAACGTAATCAACCATTTTACGCTCAACCAAGTCGTAATATACTTTGCTGTGCATACAAACGGCTGTAAGCTTATCACCCTGATCGCCTAAAATAGAACGTGCTTTAGCAACGTGTTTAGGACTTAAACCAGTAGGTGTATCTCCTGATTCGGAGTCGATAGTTAAGCCAAAGAAAGCTGAGTTACTATCGTTAGCGTTAATAGAGCCAAATACTCCATCAAGGCAAGCAAGTAAATCTTTTTGTCTTTGGTTAGCTATATAAGCACCAATTTTTTGACCGATAGCAGCCATAGGGTCGGCACCCGATGCTAAAGCGGCTAAGTCACGTGATTCGAAAGCTCTACCACGATGCAAAATAACTCCAACTTGTTTGTCGGTAGAAATTTTACTAGGTGTTAAAGAACTAGAATCTGATAAAACCTCAAAGTCTCCGGTTAGGTTTGCAGAGAAAAAAGGTACATTTACGAAGTCACCACCCTCAGTAGCATTTAACTCGGCCATAGGAGCGACCACACCACTAGCAAGGAACGAATCTCTTTGTGTTGTTTGCTCTATGACATACGGAGTAAAAATCTCTGGAATGATTAAATCGCTCCTCAAAACTCCCATGTTTTTAAGAAATAAATTTACGGTGTGGGCGTAACCCTATCTGGCTCGGCGTAGCTTTACCATTTGATATATATACTAGCGTGATTTCGCAACATCTCTCAACTTTTGCCAAAGTTCTTTATCCTTTAGGTAAATTTGGCGTTGTTCAACTAAGCTTTCGGTTTCTTTTAAAAATGGTTTAAGCATCTCTTCGCTAAAATTATCATTTGTGGGTCTAGCTACGGGTGCACCACCTCCACTTATAGTTTTATTTTTTAGTAAATAGGGTTTTTCTTTTTCTAACTTATTTTTTACATATTCCTGTACCGGAAGTTGCTCATATCCATCAACTACAACGGGCACCCCGTCTTTTATTTGTATTTTATCTTTTGGAACTAAATTATTTAAAACAAGTTCGGGGTCGTGTGTTATTTCGTTTAAAGCTTGTAAAGCCGGTGTTATAAGTTCTAATTCTTTATTTCTAGCCTCTAAAATTTCTATACGTTTTTTATCTTCGGCGGACCGATCACGATATTGTTGTTCTAAAGCCTGTTTTGATTCTTCATATTTACCGGCTCTTTCTAAATCTTCCTGTTCTCTTTTTTGCTTGAACGCTAACAATTTTTCGTAATCGTCAGGAACTACTTTTTCTTCTTTTTGGTTTTTTAATTTACCTATAAGCTCGTAATTTTTAGCTTCTAATTTTTTAACGGATTCTTTTAGAAGTTCGATCTCGTTGTTATTAGTTGGGGGCGTAGCCACCTCTTTGTTTTCTTCAGACATAAAAAAGTCGTAAACTAATTTAATTAAATACTAACTCCACTTTACACGATTAGCCCAATATGCTGCACTCGTTTTGCCTTTTGCAATATTTTTTGCGTGTCTAGCCTTAAAAGATTTACGTTTGGATTTGTCGGCATCAGACTCTCCTTTTCGGGGCGGTTTTGTTTTAGCTCCTTGCATACCAAATCTAATTAACCTAAAGCCGTCGCCTTTTTTTATTACTACCGCGTGGGACTTACCGCTCGAATGATTTGGGGTTCTAATAGGTTTATCGACCCCCTCAAAAGTATGTCCTCCCCTTTTAATACTCATTTTCTAAACCTTTTATATATAGCCATATCTACAGTCCTTGCTTTATCGCCACGCATATAACTATTAACACGGCCCATAGCCCACGCCGCCATACTTACATTCCTAGAGCCGCCGCCTAAATAAGCACCTTGTCCTTTTCTATAAACGGCAGCTAGTTCACCATATTTAAATTTTGTGCCT